GACCTATTGATAGTGCCAACAGGCCCGCGAGGTTATTATACACGCCTCCGGGTCAAATGACAAGGAGGTTTTTATGAACGAAAAAGACAGCATCAAAGACCTGGAGTCCCAGGCGCGCAACACCAAACACCTGATGGACAAGTTAAACCGAGCGGCCTACGGCATGACCTTTGACGAGGCAATCCGGCTGGGCAAAGAAAATCCCCCGCCGTGCAGCGAACACGACGAGGGCAAGGATTGAGCAACCACGAACAATCCCTTTGGATACAGTATATCGCCTCCAAAAGGGAAAATCAAGGAGGAAATCATGGCGCGAACAAAACTAAGCAGGTTTTCTGTTCCCCCATGTGAACAGAGGGCGAGGATTCTTCGTTCTGCCGGAGGACGTATGGGGTATACCGATCGGGACCTGGGAGAATTGGCTGGAATGACCCAATCTAATATCTCTATGAAACTAAGCGGAAAGCGCAAATGGTGGTTGGATGATATTAGCGCCTTAGATAAGGTTTTGTCACTGACTGATGACGAAATAATCCGATTTGTGCGTGCAGGGAGATAAAAATGAGTACATACATTTTTGCTTTAATCGGCATTTGTACGGCTACGTCATGGTTCATGCGCTTCCTTTCCTGGATGGAGGGAGAGCGGTGAAAGTCGGAGACGTACTGTACATGACGCCTACACTGGACACCAGCGCATTCATGAAAGAAAAAAACGGCCCTAGACGGTGCTGGGTGGTCTCCATCAACGAGCGGCACCATCATTTCACCGTGGAGTTCGATTTCCCCGAAGGCAGCTTCCGGGAAACCTACAAGGAGGAATAACGCATGGACAAACAAGAGTTGAAAAATATTTTGGACAAGCACCTTAAATGGATACGAGGCGAAAATGGCGGAAAACGGGCCGACCTGTCCAGGGCCGACCTGTTCGGGGCCAACCTGTCCGGGGCCAACCTGTTCGGGGCCGACCTGTCCAGGGCCAACCTGTTCGGGGCCAACCTGTCCGGGGCCGACCTGTCCAGGGCCGACCTGTCCAGGGCCAACCTGTTCGGGGCCAACCTGTCCGGGGCCGACCTGTCCGGGGCCAACCTGTCCGGGGCCGACCTGTCCAGGGCCAACCTGTCCAGGGCCGACCTGTTCGGGGCCGACCTGTCCGGGGCCAACCTGTTCGGGGCCAACCTGTCCGGGGCCGACCTGTCCAGGGCCGACCTGTCCAGGGCCAACCTGTTCGGGGCCGACCTGTCCGGGGCCAACCTGTCCGGGGCCAACCTGTCCAGGGCCAACCTGTTCGGGGCCGACTACATTGAAAAGGCAAAAAATTTATTTTATCCCATTGCCTGCCCGGAAATCGGCGCTTTTGTCGGCTGGAAAAAGGCAAGGGCCAAAACCAGCGGTCATGAGTGCATTGTAAAGCTGGAAATTACCGAAGATGCCGTGCGCAGTTCCGCAGCAGGCCGGAAGTGCCGCTGCTCAAAGGCAACCGTTTTGGAGATTCAGGATTTAGAGGGGAATGCATTGGAGCAGGCCGCCGTCAGTGATAGAGATAAGAACTTCCATTACATTCCCGGAACTGTGGTCTCCGTTTCGGATTTCGACGAAAACCGCTGGAACGAGTGCAGCACGGGCATCCATTTCTATATCACCCGCGAAGAAGCGGTGAGGCACATCCTATGAAGAAACTGACCCGGGAAGAGCGGCGCCGCCGGAGCCAGAGGCGGTTGCAGCTGATTACATATCTTCTGTTCCTATTACTTCTGCTGGCGTGGCTGGGAAGCTACCTGATTATGACGGTGGAAGCGGAACTACCCGCTATGCACAAGCCAGACCCCACCGCGGAAGACGGCAGCCTCCCTGGCGACAATACCACGGCCACCACTCGCTGTTATCTGACAGGGGAAGAGATGGAGGCCACCGAAAATGAGCTGATCGAAGCCGCTTTGCTGGCCCGGTCTCACAAGCTGGAGGACGTGACCATCACCTTCTACTGCTGCGAGGAACGGCCCCACATCTGTGGGACAGGCTCCGGCATCACAGCCAGCGGCAGGCGTGTAACGCCCTATGTGAGCTGCGCCGTGGATACGGACATTATACCGCTGGGCAGCACCATCATGATCGAGTACAACGGCGAGATGGCCTATCTGCGGGCGGATGATACCGGGACGGCAGTCAAGGAAGACCACATTGACATTGCCGTCAAGGAGCACCAGGAAGCCTTATCACTGGGAGTAAAAACGGCGGATATCTGGTGGTGCGAAGAATGAACGCACATGCGAAACGCCCAAGAGGCGAGTTAGGTCCCTGCCCAAGATGTGGCCTGTATTCCGGCCAGCGATTGGCAATCGAGGGCAACCCGGATATGTTCCTGGTGGCCTGCGACGCCTGCGGATGGCGAACTCGGAAATTTACTGATATAAATCACGCGGTGAGAGCTTGGAATGAAGGGAGAACATGACATGACACTTTACGAGATCGATAAGGCCATTACTGATCTGGCAGACCCGGAGACTGGAGAGATCACCGACTTTGAGGCGCTGGACAATCTCCAAATGGCGCGGGACCAGAAGATCGAGAACATCGCCTGTTACTACAAGAACTTGGTTTCCGATGCGGAAGCCATCAAAGCGGAGAAGGAGGCCCTGGCGGAGCGGCAGAAAGTGGCAGAGAACAAGGCGGCGCGGCTCAAGGAGTATCTCTCTTACGCGCTACACGGGGAGAAGTTCTCCACGCCGAAATGCGCGGTGACGTTCCGAAAGACCACTTCCGTAAATGTGGACAACCCTTCCGCCGCCATCGAGTGGGCGGAGCTGAACGGGCATAAGGAGTGCATCCGGTACAAAGCCCCGGAAATCAGCAAGAGCGAGCTGGGCAAGGTCCTAAAGGCTGGGCAGGAAGTGCCTGGGGCTGTCTTGGTTGAAGGGATTTCTGTGGGGGTGAAGTGATGAACCTTGACATTTACAACAATGTCCGGGCCGTCCCCGCAGAGGCCAAGAAGGAGATCAGAGGTGGGCGGCTGAACGGAAAGACCGATATCAACCCTATGTGGCGCATCAAGAAGCTGACGGAGCAATTCGGCCCATGTGGCATTGGCTGGAAATACACCATTGACCGGGAGTGGCTGGAGACCGGGGCCAACGGGGAAATCTCCGCATTCATGGACATCTCACTGTACTACAAATACAACGGCGAGTGGTCCGAGGCAGTTCCCGGTACCGGCGGCAGCGCCTTTATCACAAAAGAGAAGAGCGGTCTGTACACCTCTGACGAGTGCTACAAGATGGCCTTGACGGATGCCCTCTCCGTGGCTTGCAAGGCCCTTGGGATCGCCGCTGACGTGTACTGGGACAAGGACAAGACGAAGTATGACAAGACCGATATTGTGGCGAAAGTCGATGTCACCACATGCGAGAAATGCGGGAAGGTCTTGGAAGCGTACAAGGACTCCAAAGGCGTCACGGTGTCGATCATGAAGCACGTGAACGCCAGCATGGAGAAGTTCGGGCACGTCTACTGCCTGGACTGCATTAAGGAGATGAACCATGATTGATTTGATCTCCGAGATCGGTCAGAAAAGCAAGCTGTTGGACGCCGCCGTGCAGGAGCTTGGGAAGCGCGGACGCTCCTATGCCCAGTCTGAACAGGAATACCGGATCGCCCTGGCAAAGAGAATTTTGGATGAACGGTCCAAAGGTACGCCGGTAACGATCATCTCCGACATCTGCCGTGGAGACCGGGAAATCGCAAAGCTGCGGTTTGAACGGGACTGCGCAGAGGTCGTTTACAAATCCGCCCTTGAAGCAATCAATGCCATGAAGTTGCAGCTTCGAATGCTGGATGCACAGGTGGAAAGGGAGTGGGGACATGCGGGCAGAGACTAAGGCAACATCTATTCCTCCGGAAGTCAAGAAAGCCGTGTACATCCGGGACAATGGCTTCTGTGTGCTGTGCGGCTCTCCATATGGTGATCCAGTGGCCCATGTGGTCCGCCGGAGCCAGGGCGGAAAGGGGATCGAGAGAAATATCGTGACCCTCTGCCCGGCCTGTCACAGAGCCTATGACGAGGGCGCGAACATCCAGAGGCTAGGACGAGGCACCACCAGAGAAAGCCTGTACTGCTATCTGGTGGCGTATCTGAAAGGGTTTTACCCGGACTGGAACCGGGAGGATATGATCTATCACAAAGGAGTCGAAAATGCTGAATAAATGTTTTTTGCTGGGCCGGATGACGAAAGACCCGGAAATCAGACGGACAAACGGTGGGACGGCTGTCACATCCTTTACACTGGCCGTAGACCGGGATTTCAAGACCAACGGGGAGAAGGAGACGGACTTCATTGAAGTGGTTGCGTGGCGCAACACGGCAGAGTTTGTCTCAAAATACTTCTCCAAGGGCCGTATGGCGATTGTAGAGGGACGGTTACAGATCAGAGAGTGGACGGACAAGAGTGGGAACAAGCGCCGTACAGCGGAGGTTGTGGCCGACAACGTGTACTTCGGAGACTCCAAGAAGGAGAATAAGGAAGCGCCGGAATACAAGCAGGCTGATTTTGCGGAAATCTCGGAGGAAGACGGCGAGCTGCCGTTTTGAGGTGACACGATGGCCAGAAACTATGCTGCACTCCCATGGGAATACAAAAGGGAGATGTCTGCACTCAACGATGCAGAGTTCGGTCGGCTGTGCAGGGCTTTGCTGGAATACAGCGAGTCAGGGACGCCGATAGCACTTTGTGGCAATGAGCGGTTTTTTGCCGAACGTGTCATGATGCAGGAGGACCGTTTTAAGGAGTCCTATACCAAAAAGGCGGAGAAAAACAGGGAAAATGGGGTTAAGGGCGGGAGGCCTAAGAAAACCGAAAAAAACCCAAAGAAACCCAACTTAACCCAAAAAACCGAAACCGAAACCGAAACCGATACTATCTCTCCTAACAGAGAGAATAAATCCCCCCTATCGTCCCCCCAGGGGGAACGGTTTGACAGGTTTTGGGCTTTGTACCCAAACAAAACCGGGAAAAAGAAAGCCAGGGAGTCTTGGGAGAAACTGAAACCGTCAGAAGAGCTGACAGAAACCATTTTGGATGCCGTTTCCAAACAGAAGCTATGGCCAAAGTGGCAGAAAGACGGAGGACAATATATCCCAAATCCCGCCACTTGGCTAAACCAGGGGAGATGGGAAGATGAACCACCCGAAGGAGGAGAAGATCCATTTGCCAAGTTTACCTGATGCTTCCCGTTGGCTGCTTTACGACGAGATCGCCATGGACACCCGGAAAACGCTGTGGTTTGTGGCGGACGCCCAGGATGTGACAGCCCTGGACAACCAGAACGCCGTTTGCCTTGCCTACGGAGCGGGCTTTGAGAACTTCCGGGATGCTGAACCATTCTTGAGTGCCTTCCCATCTGTGTTTTTGGCTCTGTCCGACCGTGATACGGCCGAAGCCGTGGCGGACGCACTCAAAGAATACGCGCCATCTGTGGCTGTGCTGCTGCCAAAGGAAGGGGCCTTCGGGAAATGTTCCCGTATCCGGGACGTGCTGGCTTCCGGCGGCAGGAAGGCCGTGGACCACCTGCTGCTGGGGGCCGTGGAACAACCCATGGACGGTCTGTTGGACCTGGCGGACGTGGAGCGGAGAGACCCCAGCGCATCCGTCGCCGTCATGTCCGGTCTAAAAGCACTGGACCAGTCCATCGGAGGCTTTGCCCCATCGGAGCTGTCCGTGTGGACTGGAAAGCGCGGCAGCGGCAAGTCCACGCTACTGTCCCAGCTGCTTCTAAATGCCATCGACCAGGGCTTCCCGGTCTGCGCATACTCCGGGGAACTGTCGGCCTGGCGCTTCAAGCAGTGGGCCATGCTACAGGCCGCTGGGGCCGGGCATATCGAGCCGAAGCGGGACCCGGTGTCCGGGAAGCTGTATTACTACACGCCGAAGGAGATCGCGGACCGGATCGACGGTTGGTGGAAGGGGAAGTTTTTCCTGTACGACAACCGGGTGGCCGGTGCTGGGGACGAGGACAGCATCATTTCCGTGTTCGAGTATGCCGTTCGCCGGTTCGGCTGCTGTGTATTTCTTGTGGACAACCTGATGACCGCCCGGTTCAACGACCAGAGCGATAAGGACTTCTACCGGGCGCAGAGCCGGTTCACGGGGCGGCTGGTGGAGTTCGCCAAGAAAAACGAGGTGCATGTGCATCTGGTGGCACACCCCCGGAAGGGCGATAACGACAAAAAGAAGCTGCTGACCGCGGACGACATCGGCGGGTCGGCGGACATCACAAACCGGGCGGACAACGCCTTTTCGCTGGAACGGATGGAAGAAAAGGACATCGCGGCCTATGGGTATGACGCCGGGCTGAGCATCCTGAAAAATCGCTCCTACGGCTCCACAGCCAACATACAGCTGGTCTATGATGCCCGGTGCCGCCGATACACAAAGAAGGGAGAAAGCGATGGAGTCTACGGCTGGGAACGCTGACTGGACCGCTTATGAGCGGGAGAAGAAAAAGCTCCAGGGATTGCCGCCGGACGAATACGAGGCAGCCCTGAAAGAGCTGGCAAGGAGGATGGGAATTTGATTTTTGAAATTCCGTATCCGCCCACCAAAAGGGGAAAAGCGGCCTGGAACAAGCGGTTTGGCCTGAATGCGTATTATGCCGGGAAACATTGGTCACAGCGGAAGCGGGACGCAGAAGAACTCCACTCTCTGGCGCTGTGGTCCATGAAAAAGGCACATATCCGAAAACAGTTCGTCAAAGGCCCTGTCGAAGTCATTTTTCGCTGGAACGATGGCCTGGACGTGGACAATCACGCCGCCATGGGTAAGGCATTTTTAGACGCCATGAAAGGCTACATACTGCCGGACGACAACCGGGAATGGGTGCGGAAAGTGTCCCATGAATTTTGGGAAAACGATAACATACAGGTGGAGGTAAGGCCCTATGGGCGAACTTGAACAATACTTGGTCCCCATCCGGCGGTATTCAGCCAACCCCTGCATGGATTGCTGCTGCCCGATCAGCAAGTGTCCATGGCTGCGCGAGGGAAAGCCAGTACCGGGCTGGACGGCCAAGAAACGGACGTTCATTGTTGGGAGAGATCAATACGGCGTAAAGCATTGGGTGACTACATACGCCATCGAGAGCTGCCCGCTGGAACAAGGTAAAGGGAAGAAGGAAGAGCAGTGGAGGAAATAACGCTTTTTCGGGAGGAAAAAATCAGTGAGATCAAGCTAGATATCTATGGTGTACCTGATTTATCTAACTGGCCGCAGATTTTTGAAATCCAAAACACAGCACAGAAATGCTACTATGCATTAAAGCAGCATGAAAAAGTCATGTGTTCGATTTCCGGAGGTTATGACAGCGATATTGTTCTGGACTTGGTCATTCGGTGTGGAGGCCGGGCTAAAACAACATTTGTGTTTAACGACACAGGTCTGGAATATGACGCTACGAAAGAGCATTTGATGCGCCTCAAAGAGCGTTATGGCATCCAGATCAAGCGACTTTTTCCCCAAAAGGCAATCCCGAGTTGTTGCCGAGATTATGGGGTTCCGTTCTGGTCCAAGTATGTGTCCAGCATGATTTATCGGCTCCAGAAACACGGGTTCCAATGGGAGGATAAGCCGCTGGAAGTGTTGCTCGACAGATATCCTGGATGCCGCTCAGCGCTCAGGTGGTGGTGCAATGATTTCAAGACAGCTAACGGGAGAGAATCTAGGTTTAACATTGCGTATGTCAAAGGTCTGAAGGAGTTTATCCGGCAGAACCCACCAGATTTTAGGATTTCAGCCAAGTGCTGCGAGTATTCAAAAAAGGTGCCCGCACACAAGGAACTTTTAATTGGAGATTACGACCTTAACATCACTGGTATCCGTAAAAAAGAGGGTGGAACACGGAGCAGCGCCTATAAATCGTGTTATGACGAGATTTTTTGTGGCCCCGACAACTACCGTCCAATCTTTTGGTGGGGAGATGCGGAAAAAGAGGCATATCGGAAATGGGCCGGAATCATCAGGTCAGACTGCTACGAATTGTGGGGTATGAAGCGTACAGGTTGTGCTGGCTGCCCGTTTGGAAAAGATTTTGAACAGGAGATTGGTCTTGTCCATGAGTTTGAACCCAAGCGGTATAGAGCAATGGAGGCTGTCTTCGGGCAGTCATACGAGTACACAAGGCAGTTTTTAGCCTATAGGGAACAGATGAAAAGCCTGCAAAGAAATGCCGATCAAATAAGGCTGGAGGGATTTTATGAATGATGTCAAGCGCGCCCTGATGGGTGACCGGGAGGCGGCGAAGCGGCTGACGGATGCGGGGGTGCTGCTGCTATGTCCTATGTGCAGAGGAAAGGCAAGGGTACGGAGCGAACGTTACTATCAGCCAAATGTCCGCAGAAATGTGATCTGCATGAAATGTTTTACGAGCAGCGGATGGTATAAGACGGAACACGAAGCCCGCCTCGCCTGGAACACCCGGGCGGCGATTCTGAGCGCGGAGGAGATGGAGATGCTGGAGGAGCTGGAATGAACCTAAAAGATTTAATTGCTGATGTGAACGTCAACGAGATTTACGAACACATCGAGACTGAAACATTGTCGGAGTGGGTGAACGCATGGCAGAAAGCCGCCCTTTCCGCCCTCCACCCCGTCAGCCGGGAGCAGCTGGAGCGGGTGTGGCCGGGGTGTAGTTTCTGCAAAAATGACGGTGTTCAAGATTATCGTACTGCTGTATGCGTTACGAGATGGGGAATGAGCTACTTAAAAGGACCAGAAATTGAAAGTGACGACATTTTCTATGCCCAGAATCATTTTTGCAGATTTTGCGGCCGCCCCCTCACCCTGGAGGCGTGGAAAGAAATGAGAAAGAGATGGGAGGCGGCGAACGATGCGGATTGAGCGCAAGCGCTATGTGGTCATGCGGAAAAACAGAACAGAGGTCTGGTGCGGTCTAGCAAAGGCTTTTAGTTTTCGTCCCATATCCGAAATAAAAGACGTATCCGTCAAGACATATCGTTCTGAGGCGCAGGCTAGAAGCGGATGTTCTTCGTGGGACAGAGATTTTGAGGTCGTTCCGGTAATTGAGACGATTGCGACTGAGGAGGTGCTGAAAGATGGAAGTACGACCGATTGACGGAAATATACTACGGAAATGGTGCGAAAAGATAATTGACCAAGCGTGCCATCCAGCAACCGTGCAGATCGGGGAGGTATTCCTGGACAAGGTACGCTCTATGCCCACCCTCACCCTGCCGAACGAGTGGGTGAGCGCGGAAAATGCCATGCCGGCAGAACATAAGTCCGTGTTGTGTATCGTGAGCGGGAAGCCGAGGCCGAACATCACACTGGAGGAGGCGTATCAGCTTGGATCGTGGAATAAGGCTGACGGCTGGATCATCGATGAATATCTGGACTGGGAAGATGCTGTTGTCTTGTGGTGGATGCCCCTTCCGGAGCCGCCGGGAAAGGAGGGGTGAGGATGGACGTGAAAGAGGCAATCACTCAACTTACAGGACTGAAGAAATATTGTGAAGGGATGGCGGAATGCGACGAATCTGGAAGCTATGTTTTTGACCTTGATGTTCAGGCGCTTGATATGGCAATCACCGCACTGGCCCCGCCGAACGAGCCGCTAACCATCGAGCAGCTGCGGGAGATGGGAGGACAACCGTATTGGCATGTTGGGTTACGGGAAGAAAGTCCTCCGCCACATTGGAATATCCTTGATCCGTTTTATGCAAAGCATATCGAGGATTACAGATACGGCGAGAACTGGCTCGCCTACCGCCGCCCGCCGGAGGGAGAGGAGGATGCCAATGCTTGAATGCTACAATTTTGAGGAGTGCGAATACAATGCGCAGCCAAAGTGCTGCCTGCCTAATGGAATGGAGTGCCCGCATGGCGTGAAGGCCCATAAACCAACCAACGCCGACCACGAGAAGCTGATTGAGCGGTTAAAGAACGCCGCAGGAGGACCAGAAGACATTAAGATGTGCCAAGACGCCGCCACCGCCCTCTCCACGCTCCAGGCCGAAAACGAGAAGCTGCGGGACGAGCTGAAGGCGGTAAGAGAGGAGGCGCAGCAGTTTGCGGGGAGATAATCAGTCCTTGTGGTATTGTGTACGCCAGCGGGCAGGCCCTCTTGTCAAGGAGTGCCGGGCACTGCGGCCACGGCTGAGTGCAAATGATACGCCATACCAGCGGAATGAAAAAAATAAAATTCTTCGGCCCCCCAGAGACAGCAGTGTCTGCCGAACGCGTGTAGACCGGCTGGAGCTGCGGCTGGCGCTGTTTTGCTTTGTAGGGATCGTGTACACACTGACCTTTGATCCATATCACCTGCCGGATCGCTTCTCTGATGTCCGAAAACGGTGGAGATCGTTCCTGCGGCTTCTCAACCTGTGGAAGCCAAACTGGTCCCGGGATTATATCTATCTGATTGAGGGCAGGCATGGAGACCACCGCTATCATATCCACTTGGTCCTCCGGAACAGCGATTTTTCTCCGGCCGAGATCCGCTATCTTTGGAAATACGGCGAGGTAGATGACGAGC